GCATTCGATGGGCCATGATGTTAACAACTGTAGCTGGTTGCATGCACCTTTTCGCGGCAGAAGAGGGCAAATCATAATAGAAATAATTGGCAGCACCAGTATAATTTCTATGTTTCATGGACGTAAGTGTTTTAAGTTGATATTGTTTTCCATCAGGGTCAGTAAATCTAACAAACTTATTATCTATACATGCAAGATCATAATTTTCATCATCATAAATGATAGTTTCCCTCGATAATTCAAGAGTGTCTCCCTTATAGGAAATGAGTTTAATGTAAGCAGGGACAGCTTCTCTTCTGAATGCAGACTGGGCATCTGGCATCAAAGTATGTTTGTTGAAATACACATAACCGTCAACAACGGCAAAATTAGCAGCAGAGCCAGCTATAACCCGCCCTAAAGATTGATAAACAATGTCTACGGGTATGGCTTGTTTCTCATCAATTTTAATGGGATTGAGTTGCATCATCCATTGATGAGTTCTTGGATTAAATGCTCTTGCATAAACTCTAGCACCACGTTGAATTGCTTGTTCAACGTCATCATAGAGAGTAGAAATCCATTGATTTTCACTTGGATTTAATTCTTTACGTCTTTCAGCATTAGTTTTACCTCCTCTAATAAATTGACGAGCGATGTTTCCTTTGTCAACAAAAATAAGATCTATATTTTGATATTTTTGAAGATCATCGAGTTGAATAGGATCATCTTTGATAAACTGCTTCATAGCAGTAAAATAAGTTTTAGGGTCAGGTTGTCGAATATCAGTGGGTAAAAAGTTTTCCGATGGATGATCATTATTATTATTACTAATCATCTTACTAGGTTTGCTGAATGTTCTTTCGACGTGTTTTCCACCGCTTCTTTGTCTCTCACGCCATGTTTGACCATGGTTAATGAGTTCTTCGGAAACAGTGTCATAATCTTCATGAACATTTGTGGAACCCAAAGCAATCAATAATTCTTTAGCTTCAGCAACTTCATTTTCCAATTTATATTGTAATGATTGTTTGACATCGTCGTTGTTGGTTCGAGATAAT